GGTGACCCAATAACTGGTACAAAAGGTAGAATTATGTGGTTTCCACCATATGATATTCAATTTGATGAAAGTACTAATGTAAGTTGGGATAAAACATCATTTATTGGTAGAGGTGAACCAATTTACACTTACAATAATACAGAAAGAAGCGGTACATTATCTTTCAAGATAATAATTGACCATCCAGATTATTTAAATGATAATAATTCGGATTTTAAATCTGATGAAATTTTAGCAAGTATTGCTGCTGGGTGTTTGGATTATGAAAGATATTTTTCTATTAATGAAATAAATCAACTACAAAGTGAGGTTAATAAGGATATTAGTTTAAAAGATAAAGTATTATCATCTAAAGAACCTGAAATACCTGGGGTTAAATTCTACTTCGCCAATGATAGGTCAACATTTTTAAGTGGATATGAAGTAACTGGTGGATTAAATGGTGGTGATACGTCATCTGATTTCGGTCAATTATATCCGAATAATAGTAATTATGGGTTAAATGATGAATGGGATTTAAATCAATCTCAATATATAGCTGATTTATCGGATAAATTATTCATTACTAGTAAATCTTATTATATTATTTTAAGGGGGCATGCAAGTATTGATGGTACGTCAACTAGAAATCAAACATTATCTGAAGACCGTATAAAAACAGTTAAACAATGGTTAGTTGATAATTTTGGTTCTGAAATTGAAAGTAGAATAATTGAAGCTGTGGCTGTTGGTGATACTGAACATAGTATAAACTGTATAACTAATAGTGTTGATTCTAAATGTAAAAAACAAGATAGGAAAGTTTCTTTAAGTTATAAATATGTACCAGATGCGGATGAAAATATCGCTAAAACTGAAAATATTAAAAGTGAGAAAACCAATTTTGATAAAGAAATGGTTAGTAAAATTAAAAGAAGATTTCATAGAGAGTCTGAATATTTTGAAAAATTAAAAAATAGTGAGGTTAATAGTGATAAACTTATTTATAAGACAATTAAAGAGAAAATTAAGTTCTTTCAGCCAGGTTTTCATTCAGTAACACCTGAAGGCTTTAATTCAAGATTAACATTTTTACAACAATGTACTAGACAAGGACCAACAATAAAAAGTGATAAAGATGGTAAATTAACAAATGCTAGTAATTTAGCATTTGGTAGGCCACCAGTATGTATTTTAAGAATAGGTGATTTTTACCACACTAAAATAATAATTAATAATTTAGGTATTACTTATGAACCATTAGTTTGGGATTTAAATCCTGAAGGTGTTGGTGTTCAACCTAGAATAGCTAAAATTAGTATGTCATTTAATTTCATTGGTGGTAGTTCATTAAGAGGACCTATCAATGAGTTACAAAATGCAGTATCATTTAATTATTTTGCAAATACCAGTATTTATGACCCAAGAAGTAAATCTATAAATAAAGATAAAATTGATAATGATTATACTAAAAATTTAAGGGAAAGATTACTTGATGAAGAATTACCAACAACTAAAAATACTAGTGAAGCGCCTAAAGACCAACAAAGTATTTCTGATGTTAATAATTTTGGTGGGGCACCAGTAGCTAGTGCTCAAACAATATCAGATAAAGATATTTTATCTAATGTGGAATGGGATGTTGAATACGATGTTTCATTATCAACACTTAAATTAAATTATAATAGTGGAGTTGGTTATGATTTTAGTGGTTTATCTAAAGATTATTCAATTTCATTACAAGTTGAGGACCCAGATACACATGCATATGTAGATGTATTAACTGGTGTATTTAAGTCAACAATTGAGAATAGTTTTTATATTTCTAGTAAAACTTGGGATTTAAATACATATGGTTTAAATGATAATAATTATAAATTAAAAATACTTGGACATAGTATTGGTATATTCCATTTAACTGGAAGATTTTAACAAAATTGAAGTATGGCACAAAGATATTTAGATAGATACGAAAAATTTAGAAGTGACAGTGAATTCAGACCCGTACCTGGGATTAAGATACCTGAAAAAAGTACAGATAAATACTTGACTTATAAAGTTGGTTCGACTAGATTTGACGTATTAAGTCAAACATATTACAATTCACCTTATTACGGTTGGTTAATTATGTTGGCCAACCCAGAATTTGGTGGGTTGGAATTTAATATACCAAACAATAAAACTATAAGGATACCATTTCCTTTAATTCCTTCGATTAATTCATACATTGAAGGAGTTGATACATACATTAGATTATATGGCTAATATTTCAAATTCAAATGCTAAAGGTGTTGCAAGTAAAAATTTATTAATAGTTGACCCAAACCCATGTGGTTCTGAGTTGATTAATATTGAAGATTTAAATATTTCAGTTGAATTAGAAGTTTACAGAAGAAGTGATGATATTTTAATTTTTAATGATTCTAATAATACTTTTAGTAATACTAGCGAATCTAATCCACCTGATACTACAAGAATTAGTTTTATTGATGGTTCTGGTGAAACAGAAAAAGTTTTAACTACTAATTACACTGAATTTAATACTAAATTTAATCAAAATAATCCAGATTTACAAACATTGGGTATTGAAAATATTGATATCAGTTTCAATACTTCATATACGCCAATGGTTAAAATTAGGTTCAAAGATATACGTGGTAAATTATTCGAGATGGGTAATGATTCACCATACAGTTTCTTATTTAGAATGCCTTACCCTATCTTTTATTTAACTGTTAAAGGTTATTACGGTAAAGCTGTTAGATATCCATTACATTTAATTAAATTCAATGGTGAATTAGATGCTGATTCTGGTAGTTTTATTATCAATTGTGAATTTATAGGTTATACATATGCGTTTTTAAGTGATTTATTGATGGGTTACTTAAAAGCTATTCCTTATACTAAAATTGGGTCTTCATTAAGTGGCCAAACTAGTACATTCGTTACTATTGAACAATTAGCTAAAAAAATAACAGAATTAGAAAATACTGTAATTAAATTTAGAAATAGTGACCTTAGATTAAAAGCATTAACTATATACGATGATTTATTAACTAAATATGAAAATCTTAGTTCATCATTTACCAATTCAAGTAATATTAAACCAGAAATCGGACTTATTATCAATGAAAACGTTGATAATAATAATTTAATTTATATCTATAAAGATGGATTAACTATTGAAGATAAGAAAAGATATGATGATAATATTTTTTCATTGGTTGCTGATATTAATCAGTTTAATATAGAAGTTAAAACACAAGATTTTAAACTTAATGTAAATAAATTTTACTTAAAAAATAATGGTGTTTATTATGAAAATTTAAACATAGATGATTTTAGTACTGTAACTAATGGAGTTAGAACCTATAAAGATTTTTATGAATTTCAATTAGATACTGTTATTTTAGATAAATACCCTAATTTTAAAATAGTTAATAATCCTAATAATGATACTATTGTAACAAATAGGAATAATGAAATTGAAAATTTATATGAAAATTTAATTGAAATATTAGAAAGTAGTGGTTTAGTATCTAATGTTAATTATTTTGTTATAGATTTAAGATTTGTAAATAGTATCGTTAAAACTCAAATCAATAAAATTAAACGAGAATCGATAGAAAAAACAAAAGAAGTTTCTGAACAATTTTCAGACACATTAGATAGTTTTTTAAAAAATTCAGGTATTGATTTTGATGCATCAATTGGGTCATTATTTAAAATACTTTGTAATCACGTAGATTTATTTATTAGAACGTTAAGACAAGTTGGTACTGAAATAGATATTGATATTAAAAATGGACGTAGAAATATTTTATCGACTGATAAATCTAATTTTTCCGATTATTTAAACGTTAATAATCAAACAGAAATTAAAGTTAAAGCATTCCCTGAGTATGTTGTTGATGAAGATAATAGTTTAGTTGAAAAATGGTTAGGTTCTAACGCTAAATTCATGAATTATAAAGAAGTTGCATTCATTGATGATTTATATCTTTCATTATTAAAGGCAGCAACTAAAGACCATGAAATTTTAGGGGAAATTAAAGCTGGTGAAAAAGGTTGGTATCCGATAAATCCATTGGAGACTAAACCTTTTGGTGAATTTAATGATAACCCATGGAAATCGGCTGGTAATTTAAATGATATGCAGATAGTTAAATTATTAACTATTAGAATGTTTATTTTCATGAGTTACTCTAATAAGGGGTTAACTGATAGTGAAATTAACAATATGGCTATCATTGAGGCCAACCAAGCATTTGAAAATATTCTTAATAAACAAGTTAAAAATGGTGTTGCTGTAACTAATATTGATGAAGATGAGATTAATCAAAAAATAGAAAATTGGTTTGGTGATAACAACACTTCATTTGGTAAATTAAGTAAAAATTTTAATTTAAAATTATATGAAAAAACCGTACTATTTCAAATAGATAAAAATTTAGTTTTAAAATATGATAGTGCTGAAAAAATGTCAAAATATGATATTACTCAGACTAAAAGTAGAAATATAAATGTACGTGATGCTGCCTTTACACCATCTGATACATTTTTATTTGTTAATCAAAGTGATAGTGAATTAAGAAGTGAATTAAGTACTGAGTTAAATAAAAAATTTAATCCATTAGTTAATGAAAGTTTTAGAAGTTCTCAAACTAAACCATTTATTAGTACTGTAATTTCAAGTAATAATGATGATATACAAAAAATTAATTCTGAAGAGTATGAAACTTTTATAAAAATAATCAATGTAAATGATTATAATAGTAATAACATTTCTTATACTAATTATATTAATTCTGAAACACCAAATAGTCGTTCAGTTAAAAATTTTAATACTTCAGAAGTTGAAATTAACACTAAAAGTGATATTTTAGGTGGTGTTTATAAAACACATGAATTTATTTTATATGAAAATACGAAAGATAAAGTAACACCATTATTCTATGAATTTTATAGTAATGGTAAAGAAGGTAGTAAAATTTTTAATTTAAGAGATAATTTAAAGGAATCGTTTAACGACAAACGTACAATCATTAACGGGTTAAAACAAGACATTGAAATAAAAAATAATAAATATAGTTTATTTGGTACTGATTTTTATTATCAACAAACAGATAAATATGCTAGAGCATTATTGTTTTTATATACAATACCATTTGCTGGGTTAAATAAACTAGATAAAACATTTTTTTTAAAAGATAATGAAGGTGAAAAGGGATTATTAACAACTAAAGAAATAAACTTCTTTAATCAGAGAGCTGGATTTGTTTCAGTACCATATTCTTGGATATTAATGATGGGTGGTGTGTTATATAGAAATCAAAGTAAAACTGATATTTTAGTATTTGATGATTATATTGGGTTTTTCTTTAATAAAGAAACTAGACAACATTTTATTGATACTAATAAATATTTAGTTGATAATAATAAAAATGAAACTGTATTAGCTATAAATCCATACTCTAAAAATAACACTTACCCAACCATAAATGATGTTATTTTAAATTTACCTAATTCAGTTAAACAACAATTTATTAATGAATTTATTGATTGGGTAGATAATGGTAGTTGGAATAATATTAAAGATAAATTAGAAATATTTGATGAAAATTTAAATGCTTCAAATAGAAATGATACTTGGCGAAATTCAGTTATGGGCAGTACTGTAACATTAAATTTAAAAACTAATGCTAATGTTTATTATAAAAATATATTAAAAAATAGTAGGACTAACTATTTTGATTTAACAATTAATGATGGAATAATTAAAAGTGGTGATACTATTCTCGATAATATTAATTCAATAGTTTCTAAATTTTTATTAGAAGAACGTATTATTATTAATAGTACATATAGAATATGGGAAGGTAATGAAGATAGATTTAGGAATTTTGAAATAATAGAAAGTGATTTCAAAAAATATTTAACCACATTTCTAACCACTTTCAGTAAATTAAATATTACTGAAAAAGCCAATGCTAAACCTGAGATTGATAATTTAAATCAAGATATATTTAAAACAAATAATGTTGATGATATTAAATTAAGTATTTATAAAAATGTTAAATCGATTTATGAAAAATGGATTGTTGGTATTCCTCAACAATTAGAGGGTACTACTGTGACTAATTTATATGAAAGTTTTAATTTTATAGATAGGTCATTTAATGATATTTCGAGTAAATTTAAAATCTCACCAACTGGTTTTATTGATTATTTATTATCTAATTCTAATATTAGTTTTTATAATTTTATCGCTAGTATACTTAAGGATAATAATTTTGATTTTATCCCTTTACCTACTTTTGTTAATTTTAATAATCTTGAAGACGTAAAAGGTGTATTTACCCCATATACTTTTAGGGAAACTCCATCGGTGAATAAACCTAAATTTATTTGTATGTATATGGGTGAACGTTCAAATAAATTAGATATTAGTAATAATGATAAAATAAATAAAGATGATGGTATTATTTTAAATGTTATTTCAAATAATTGTGAAAAAGATGGTGCTATTGAATTAACTGATGAAAGTAAAATACCTAAAGATTTTATTGATGGAAATGATAAAATACCTTACTTTTTAGTAAATTATGCTGATGATAATCAATCATTATTTAAATCATTTAAATTAGACCAAAGTGAATTTACTGAAACTCAAGAAAGTTTAGAAAGTATTGAATCTATATCAAATATGAATAGAAACCATTCTATTGGCCAAAACTTATTTGATGTTTATAATAATAGGTCATATTCAGTTGAAGTAGATATGTTAGGTTGTGCTCAAATTCAACCTTTTATGTATTTCCAATTAAATAATATTCCAATGTTTAAAGGGGCATATACAATCATTAATACTAGGCATAATGTTAAACCTAATCATATGACAACATCATTTAAGGGTGTTAGGATACGTAATATTAAAACTAAATTGGTTGGGTCTGAAACTATATATGCTCATTTGATTGGTAATCTAAACGATATATCAAGAGAAGGTAGAAACTTTAATGATTTAAAAGGACCTAATAAAGTAACAACTAAAGTTAATGAAAATTTAAGTTTAAATCAAACTAAAGTAATGACTTATTTTAAAAATTTAGGTTATCGTAAAGAAGTAGTTGCTGGTATTATGGGTAATATACAAATAGAATCATCATTTAGAATTTCAGCAACAAATGAACGTGATACAAATAATTTAGTATCTGTTGGTTTAATACAATGGAATTTTGGTTCATATCCAGAAGTTTTTGACTTATATAATAAAAATTTATTTAGTACAGTAGAACAACAATTAGATTTTTTAGTTAATATGAATAGTTATAAAACATTTCTTAGAAATGTTTTAAATCCTTATGTAGAAACTAAAAATATAGAAAATTACGGTAATGAAGTTGAAAATTTCTCAAAATATACTATTCATAACGAACAATATATAGGATTTTTATTTGCACATTTTGTTGAGGTATGTTGTGGTTGTGCAGGCACAAGAGGGTATGATACGTTAAGAGAAATATATGAAGGTCCATACACCAATGGTTGGAGATGCCCACAAGATAACCCTAATGCTAGAAAATTCTACCCACATCAACGTAGTGAAGCGGCATCTGAATTTATGAAAAGATTTGGTGATTCAAAAGATAATTTATATTGGACATAATTAATTATAGTGATATTTATATGTAAAATATTATTATGGAATTAAAAGAAATTGACAAGCATTTATTAACAGCTGAAAAAATTGATATGTTTATTAATAAAATGAAAGCTAAAGATAAAGAATCACCATTAACTGGTAAAGATTATATTAAACTATCAGATGAATTAGGGATACCATTGGAATTAATGTTATTACAAGCGGCACAAGAAAGTAATTTTGGTACTAAAGGAGCCGCAACTAGAACGCATAATATTTTTAATATTATGAATGTGACTGCTGGGGATACATTGACACCTGAAGAAGCTAAAGCTAAAGGTTACCGAAAAGATTATGGTGATTGGGTTAATGGAGTTAAGGCTTACGCTAAAACTATTAAAAAATACATACCTAAAGATGGTAATTGGTTAACTTTATTGAATAAAGATAGTTTTAGGAGAAAAGATTATAATGCTAGATATGCTGCAGATAAAACATATGAAGAATCTTTAACTAAACATAAAATTACTTTAGAAAAAATAGTTAATTCATAAAAATTTGTTATCTTCAAATTATTTTAGTATTTTTGTTGATATGGAAATAGCTAATATAGTAACAGAAGATAAAATTAATATCGGCCCAGAATTTAATGTGGTTAGTAATTATGATGAAATTATTTATCATAATCTACCCACATTAATTATTGGGTATGATAAAGTTTTATTATATCACGATAAAGCGAATATATTAAATAGGAAAATAAATAAGACCACATTTTGGACTGTTAAACGATTTGATAATAGGTCAATATATTCTTCTGACCTTGAGGATTTTATAACATTTTCATTTAATAAATATTTTGAACAGATTAATTATGTTGATTTAGATATAATTCAATTCTCTAATAAAAAAATGTATAAAATTGTTAAGAAAATATTATCTTTAAATAATTTTATAACTTATAGAACTGAGAATGATGTTTTTTATATGTTTAGTAATAATATTATTTTTGGTATAGATTTAAATTTAATTAAATTTGTTGGTTTAAACGTTAATAAAATAAAAAATAAAATAATTACCAAAAGTGTAGTGTTTATTGAAGGTAACGAGATATTTATTGAATATAATAATGATTTGGAACGTTTAAATTATGATTTAAAATATATTCCAGTTTTATATTCTTTAAAAAATAATGACTAAAAAAATACTTATAGCAGCTTTTGTTAAAAAAGATAAACGAGAATGGTTTTTACAATATATCCTAAAAAAATTTAATGTTAATGAAGATGTAACTTTCAGTTTCGAAATAGAAAATGATGAGTTACATTATTTAATTACTTTCTATATTGAAATTGATATTGAAAATAAAATTAATATTAAAAAATTATTTGATAATGCATTAATTGTACATAAAAAAAATAAAACATTTTATACAATTAATGCATTAAATAAATTAATTGAAAGAGACTTCGATTTAGAAGTAGGTAATATAAATTATAAAAATTGTATAATAGATTGGAAAAAATTTAAAAATAAAATTATTTTAATAAGTAAGGGGGATTTAGTTTTATTGAACTTAAATCGAGTTTTTAATTAATTTTAATCTATTTATATAATAAATAATAAATATATTATGGATGAGAATAAATATAAAAATTTAGATGAATTTCTAAATGACGAAAAAGAAAAAGGAACTACTTGTGACTTAAATGGTAATTGTACACCTAAAATGGTTAAACATGATAAGAGTGTATTAGAAAGAGTAAACAAGAAAATAATAATTGAAGACGGTAGACAATTGTTAATGTAATGAAGAAAAAAAAAACAGACTTAAATGAAGATATTAAAAGATTTAAACTTCTTTTAGAATATGATTTCTATATCGGTGAGGATGATGAACAATATAATCCAGAAGGTGATGAAATAATTACAGAAGAACCACCAGCTGATGATTCTATGGAAGGTGGTGATGAATTACCAGAGCCAGAAGCTATGGAAGGTGGTGATGAATTACCAGAGCCAGAACCTATGGAAGATGAAGTTGAATTAGATATTACACAATTAGTTCAAGGTACTGAAGAGGCTAAAGCATCATCAGATATGGCTAATAATAAAATTGAAGATTTGATGCATAAATTTGATGCTTTAACACATTCATTAAATAAAATGGCTGCGATTAATGACAAAATAGATAATTTAGAGCGTGAAGTTGAAAAAAGGAACCCATTACCGAAAGAAAAATTAGAGATGCGTTCATTAAATTCATACCCTTATAATCTTAAATTAACTGATTATTGGTCAGAAAAAGAAGGTCGTTATGATATAATGAATAATAATGATGAAGATAAAGAATATATATTAACTCAAAAAGATGTTAATAGTGATTATAATGATTCACAGATAAAAGATTCATTTTAAATTATATATAATAAAAAAAAAGTGCTATTTTAAAATAGCACTTTTTTTTTTGAAAAAATTTTAAAAAAGACTTGTCGAAAAGTTAGTATTGTAGTATATTTGCAACAAGATTAACACTAATAAATTATAAGTAGTGTTGATACAAATAACATTTAATTATTAACTAAAAAAATTAATTATGAGCGAAAATTCAATTTTGAAAGCTATGTTAGCACAGTATGAAAGTGCTACAACAAGTTCAAGTGATAACACATTTGATGAAAAAAATTATTACACAACTTATCTTAAAGATGGGATTGACTCTAGAATGAGTCGTATTAGAATTCTTCCAGTAAATGGGAGTCCGTTTCAAGAAGTACATGTACATAGTGCAAAGGTAGATGGTAAAAACCGTAAATTTGTTTGTTTACAACATTTAAATGATGAACCTTGTCCATTTTGTGACACTAGAGAAAAACTTTTAGCTAGTGGAGAAAAAACTGACGAAGATTTAGCTAAAGAATATAGAGCTAGAAAAATGTATATCGTTAAAGTTATTGATAGGGAAAATGAGTCTGATGGACCTAAATTTTGGAGATTCCCAGTAAACTACAAAAAAGAAGGTATCCATGATAAAATAATGGCAATCGTTAAAATGTTAGGTGAAGATATAACTGACGTTGAAAATGGTAGAGATTTAATTCTTAATATAGTAAGAATAAAAAACCCAAGAGGTGGTAGTTACCCTTCTGTGAATTCAATTCAAGCATTTGGTAATGGTCCATTAAGTACTGATGCAGCATTAAGTAAAGGTTGGAGTGAAGATGCAAAAACTTGGAAAGATGTTTATACTGTCAAAAATTATGACTATCTTAAAATAGTTGTATTAGGTAAAACTCCAATATGGGATAAGAAATTAGAAAAATATGTAGCTAAAGAAGATACTATTGAAACTGAAACTGAAGATACTTCAGCTGAATTAGACTCTCAAATTAGTTTTGGAGCAAATGCTCCTAAAACAAGTAATGTTGAGACAACTAATATAATTGAAGACGATGATTCTTCATATGAAGACGATGATGAAAATTATGATTTACCATTCTAATCATTGTAAAAAATAATAAAATATAGGGGGGTGAGGTTACCTACCCCCTTATTTTTTCTAAAATAATGAAAAAATAGAAACAACTCAGGGGATTTTTATTAAATTATGGGAAAGAAACCTACAAAAAAAGGTCTAACTAAAACAAATTACAATTTTGATGACTTTAAAAATAGTCAAGGTATTAACTCAACAACTAAAGATAAAGAATTAACATGGATTCCATTATCAAAAGCATGGCATGATGCGTTAAAACTACCAGGTTTTCCAAGAGGTTACGTTAGTTCAGTTAGGGGTTATACTAACACTGGTAAATCAACAGCGTTTTATGAAGCAATTGCTGGAGCACAGAAAATAGGTGACTTACCAGTAATTTTTGAAACAGAAGGTAATTTTAACTGGACACATGCTAAAATGTGTGGGATGGAATTTGATGAAGTTGGTGATGAAAGTACTGGTGAAATTAAATATTCTGGTAGATTTATTTA